AAGTGTAGTAGATGAAGCGGCTGTTCCTCCATCCATTATGTTTAACTCTGCTGCTGTAGCTGCTACGTTAGTACCACCTATGTCTAAGGTAGTTACAGATATTTCACCTGCTACTGTTGCTATTCCATCAGCTAATGTTATAAGGTCTGTATCATCTGTGTGACCTATAGTTGTACCATTTATTATTACATTGTCAACAGTTAATGTAGTTAGTGTACCTAGTGATGTAATGTTTGCTTGTGCTGCAGTTTGTATTGTACCAGATAATTGTGTCGCTGTCAACCTTCCTGTGCTAGGATTGTAAGTTAAATCACCATCTGACTCTAATCCTATGTTTCCACCGTCTACATCTCCACCTGCAGTAAAGATAATAGCATTGTCTTCGTTTGTGCTTTCGTTGTCTGTAATAGTAACAGTTGTTGCTACTGTAGCTGTTGAGGCTGTTCCTGTAACATCACCTGTTACGTTACCTTCTATGTTAGCAACAAGCGTACCTGTTGTCATGTTGAGGTTGCCAGTGCTACTTGCGTTATCTGTAGTTGTACCTAGAGCAAACTTATCTGCTGACTCATCCCACATAAACAGAGCGTCATTGCCTGTTGACCCTCTTTCAATAATAATACCTACGTCATTAGAGTTAGAACTTGCACCTTGGTTTAATCCTAGTAGTGTGTCTTTAACAGCTAAGTTAGTTGTATCTACAGTTGTCGTAGCACCATTAACTGTCAAGTCTCCTGTAACAGTCAAGTTATCATTTACTGTAGTTTCAGATGTGCTATGACCAATAGAGATTGCAGTACCTGATATACCTGTACCAATCGCTACTGATTCGCTACTGTTTGCTGTGTCAATTACAAGATAATTGTCAGAGCCTTGCTTAATTGTAAATGCTGTTGCTGAGTTGTCAGATACAGCTACGTTAATGTCTGTGCCATCTGCACTGATAGAGTCAAGGGCAATGTCACCTACGTTAGTAATGGCATTGTCATTAAAGGATGTAGCACCTAAAGATATAGTACCTGTAGCTGTAAGATTGTCAGAACCAATATCTATAGCACCAAAGCCTGATGTAATAGAACCACTGTCCAATGCTCCTACCGTTGTAACATTAGAGAGCGTGTCTAAAGCTGACTCAAAGTATGTTTCAAAATCTGTTAGTGCAACCTGCACCATAGTTCCATTATCATTTACTACAACTCTATCAGCGTCTGCTAATGTTGTTGATGTAGCAGATGTACCTCCATCTACAATGTTAAGTTCTGCTGCTGTTGAATCTACGGCAGCTAGTTTAGTAAAGTCAGCTTGTACTAATCCTGATACACCATCAAGCAAGTTAAGCTCTGCAGCAGTAGCTGTAACAGCCGTGCTACCTAATGTTAGTTTACTTTCAGGAACTACAAGTCCTGCAGCACCACCTAGTATAAGGTCATCTGCAGAAGCATCCCATTGCATATACGCTGAAGCTGTATCACCAAAGAATTTTACATCGTAACCTGTGTCATCTACACCAACAGTTACAGTAGCATCAATTTGTACTGCACCATCAATGTCAACAACGTCTAGGTTAGTTGTACCATCAATATCGGCATTACCTGAAATGTCAAGAGTTGTCGCATCTAATTCACCTGCAACAGTTACTACACCACTAGTCAAGGTTATCAAGTCTGTGTCACTTGTATGTCCTATAGTCGTGCCGTTAAGTATTACATTGTCTACTGTGAGTGTGGAAAGTGTGCCTACAGATGTCAGGTTAGGCATAGCTGTAATTTCATCGTCAAAGTATGCAGCTAAGTCTGTTACAGCAACTTGCACCATAGTGCCATTGTCATTCATTACTACTCTGTCTGCATCTGCGACTGTAGTAGATGTGGCAGTAGTATCACCGTCAAGGATGTTTACTTCTGTAGTTGAAACTGTTAGTCCGTCTAACACTTCTAGTTCAGCTTCAGATATACCTGCTGAACCGATAGTGAGTGTGCCTGAGATGTCTACATTACCATTGATGTCAACAGTAGTAGCAGCTATCTGTATCTCTGTATCAGCTACTAAGTCAAGCTGTCCATCTGCACTAGAGTTAATGTATATAGCCGTGTCACGGAATTGTATCTTTTCTGTAGAGGCTACAAGTATGTCATCTGAAAACTCAAAGTAGTCTTCGTCTTCCATCCACTTCAGAACACCGTCATTGCTTTCACCATCAAAGGTAACAGTAATATCTGTACCTGATGTACCTGCACCAAACGTAAGTGTATTACCAAGGAGCTTAGTAATTGGTCCACCTTCGGCTGCAGTACCGTCATGTGTGTGTCCTGTACTCGCTACAAACGCTGCTAATATCTGATTAAACTCGTCATTAGTGTGTGCGGCTGTTATCGTGTCTCCATCAGAGTATGAGGACTGTCTTGTGTACGTTGCTCCCATTTACCTTCTTGCTCCTAACTGATATTCTAACTGAAATCCCTTGAGTGAGTATGGTGCAGTTGAGCCACCATCGTTTACTCTTAGTGCTACAGCAAATCCTGAACCTTCTACTGCTTGCCTTACTAGCGGTTGTGATGCACCTCCATAAGTTCCTACAGTAGAAGAAGAAGTGCCGTAAGTTGTTGTTCCGTATATCGCAGCAATGTCACCAGAGTCTAGTGCGTAAGCTGCAGGTCTTGCTGAATCTGCTGATTCGTAATCGTAGCGTAAAAATAAGTCAGCATCTATTGTTGATTCAGGTGCGTAGTTTACAACTACTCGTTGCATGTGTTTACGAATACCTGCGTCATTAAATGTTAAGTCAGGACTACGATACTTACCAAGTATTGCAGTTCCATCAAAGTCATTTCCAGATTCTTGTCTATATATGTAACCGTTGGAAAAGTCTCCGTGTAAGACTATAACATCTCCTGATTTTATAAATGTATCTGTACATGCAGGTCTTATTCCTCTTATTTCAGCAAACTCAAATCTTTGCCCTTTCATTACACAAATAACACCCTTAGTAGAATTTTGTGCTGTACCACTTTTAGTAAAAAATATACGGTACTGTGTTTTATCTGGTATAACTAATGAGTCAAATTGACTTGCGCTTGAAAGATTGTCATCAAATATAGACTGAACATTTGCGCTTATAGTACCTAGTTCAACGTCACCAATTCTAGCTGTACCTGCAACGGTACGTAAACCGTCTGGTCCTAAGAATATTAAATCACCTGCAAATTCTTGGATTGTATCACCGTTAATACATCCAATGTTTCTTGTAATAGGTGTGATTGCAAAGTCACTTGATGTGCTACCTGTCAATCTAAATATTCTGTTTTCACAAAAAATAAATAAACTATCACGAAAAACTTTAAGACCTGTTATTGTATCGTCAACTTTGATACTTCCTGCACCGCTACCTGAACTAAAAGCATCTTCATCTGCAGGTTGACTAAACACTATTGTTTGTTTTGTTGTAGACTTACCTGCATAAAACATGTGGTTTTTAAATGCAGCTATAAACTTAGAACCTTCTACTGTACTTTCACTTACATCTGTAGCTGCTAGTGAACTATTAAAAACTGTAGGAGCATTTGTTCCATCAACAACAATTATTTTATCTGTGCCATCAAAGTTAAATCGTTCAAATCTATACTTACTTGCACTTGTTCGTCCACTGTCTCTACTAGTCCAACTACTTCCACCTGCTGTGGCACTGTAGATACTTGTTCCTCTAGCTGCTAATACAAAGTCACCAAAGGTTGCAACCATTAATATAGGCTCAGAGTCAGAAGCTGTGGCAGGAACTATTGCACTTACATACTTTGAAAATCCACTTATGCGTCTATACCCACCTTCAATGTCAGGCTCAAAGTTTTGTAGTTCTAGTGCTTCACCTGCTTGCATCATAAAAGTAGATCGGTTTAAGACTAGTCCACCTTCACAGTTAAATGCAACAGGCTGCACCTGTGACATATCAGGCATTAGATTACTCCAAGGCTAGTAGTTATTTGTCCATGCATTGTTCTAGGTATGTATGTTGACCTAACGTAATCAAATTTATTTATAAGTAATGTTTGCATATTTTTAATACCCTGTTCAAACCTAGCAAAGTTAAGTTGATACTGTTGTGTTTCTCCACGATACTGATATACAAAAGCTGTAGCACCATCTACTATGATAGGGTCAAATCTAGCAGGTATAGAAGTTGTATCATCGTGTGCAGATAAATCTGATGGAAATGTATAGTAGTCAAACTTTAATGAATATGATTTATCAGGAAAAGGAAATAGTAAGTAATTATTATCTTTACTTCTTACTATGTTTCTAGGCATACCACCCTTTGTAAATTGTGTAACTGTAACACCATTACTATGTGATGCAGCAGTTGTTGAGTTAGCACCTCTCGTACAACCTGTTAGTGTATTTGTACTAATGCCTGTATAAGTAATTTGTTCATTGTCAATATATACTGTGCCTGTACTATCAAAACCTGTAGCACTAGTTAAATCTATTTCTGTTTCAGAATCATCTATTACCTCTGCTGCAGTAGTAGAGTTTATCTCATCCTCTTGTGTTATATAGCTATTAACATAATCATTGTAGTCTAGTATTCCTAGTCTACCACCTGATGTTCCTAAGTCACTATCCTTTACTAATCTAAATGTGTTATAGTCTATAGACTTAGTACTAGTCGGTAAACTGTAACGCACTACTCCTGCTGTAAGAGTTTTAGTTTCTGTTGCATGATTAAAAGGGTAATTAAATTCTCTTTGATTAATGTATCGTACAGATTCATTAATTGCGTTTTGTGCTTGTACCTGTATGCCTCTAGCTGACGTAAAGTTAGCTGAAGTAAGTTGAACTTCATTTAATCTTGCTAATACAGAGTTTGTTAAACTTAAATAAGTACCTGACATATTCTCTCTTTATATAAAAAGGAAGGGCAAGTTAATGCCCTCCCTAAATGTTAAGTTAAGCGAGTTGATCTCTATCAACATCTGCAGCTTTACCTGACGCTCCTAAGTCGTTACAGTCAATTATACAAGCGTAAGCTCGTAATCTTCCTGTAGCAGGAGCAGCACCTGCAATCTTGCAGTCAATAGTATCTGTAGCAGATTGAAATTGCGTAAACAGAGAAGCAGCACCTGTGGTAACGTCATTAGACTGTCCGTTACTACCTTCAGCACAGTAACCTGTGGAAGTAATATCAGCACCGTCAATGATGTCATCGCCTGCTGCAAAGTCCATATCCAGAGTACAGCTTCCAGTAAAAGCCTTCTCTACTTCAGCACCTGCAAATAGCACTAAGCATCCTGCAGGAATTTCAAGTAGTTGAAAGATATCACCGTCTGCGCCTGAATACCCTGCAGCAACAAGTGCGTCAATGTCCAAGTATGCTTGAACCATACGCATTGCGCCCATACCAGTTTGAGATGGTAGGACTGCTAGAGAGTTAGAAGAAACACCAGTAGTGTCTTTTGATGTCATATCATAAGTTGCCATTGTATATTCCTCCCTACGCTACGTTATATTTAGCAGTTGCGATTGCCTCTGGTCTGAGGATCTTTCTGCCATACAAATGCATACCACGAACAATGTCAGCAAAGCTGTCAGGGTCACGATATGTCTCGGTTTTGTTGATTTGTTCTGCAGTAGCAATAGCAGAACTATGACCTGCAACAATAACACCGTAGTTTGAGTTTTGGTTTGCAGAGCCAGATGTTCCAGGTCCTGTACCTACAGCAGGTAGGTTATTAGACATGTACACATCAAAGCCATGAATTTTACCAATAGCTAGACCTGCTCGTAGTCCACCTGACTCGCCAAAGTCTGAATTTAGAAGACGAGAATCTTCATCCTTTAGAACTTCAACAAAGGTTGGGTGTAATACTAACCATCTACCTTGTGTATCCACAAACTGTGTATCAAGTAATCTGCCCATTCTGGCAATAACTTGCAAAGGTGTAGCAGTTGCAGTAGCTTGCGCTGTTGCACCGCCTAGCCTTGGAGCTATTGGAATAGAGTGATCACCTGCACTTGATGTAGTGATGTTACCAAATGAGTCTTTACGCAACTTCATGCTTGTCAACAACTCGTCAGAACCTGCAGTTGAAACAGCCTTAGATCCACTTACTGTGGAGTTTGCGGCACTAGCAACAGCAGATAATGCAGATTGTGCAAAACCTGAAAGATAGCCAAGACATTCTTGGTCATATTGATCGGCTAACCGATATGCGGCACGATCAGAAGCAAGCTGTGAAAAGTTCACATGCGAATGCGCTTCTTCAATATCGTCCATTTTAAAAGCAAAATAATTTGCCTTGTCAACAACGAGCGTAAAATCCTCGTCATCAAGGTCTTGCGGAGTTATTTGCGCTCCACGAGCATACTCTTTGACGGTAATCTCAGGCTCTTTGATAATTCTGACTGTATCTCCCATTGCGGAGATTTCGCCAAAATAGTCCGAATTAGTGATTGAACCAACAACCGTACTTTTTCGGAAGGCTAACTGGACCTGCTTGGAATAGATAACTGGTGAGAAGTTACCATTGGGCAGATTACCATAGCCTGCTGCAGTTTTAAATGCCATGATTAAAATCCTTTCATATTAAAACTTGTCAAATGCAAAACACCACTACACTTTAAAGGTCTATTCAAAAAGGTGCAAAACTATAAATGTTGCGCTCACTTATACCTTTGGGCTTTTATGTCACAGAGTAATTCAAACTTTCTGGAGCTTGCTATGGTATGTTTATTAAGTTGCTATACTATATAGGGAAAATAAACATTATAATACATAGTTATACTTATATTAATACGTTTGTCAACACTTATCTTGCATTTCCTGATACATCATAGATAAATTTTCCAGTGCGAATTGCTTCCATTATATCATCGGAATTTTTTTCGTACTCTTTGGCTGACATTGCCTGAACGGCAGATTCACGTAAGTAGTCACCTGTATCATCTTCTTGTGGCTTTGTTCGTGTACTTTTTGCGTTAGTAGCACGAGCCGCATCTTTTGTTGATGGTGCTTTCTTCTCGTTAAGTCCTTTGTCTACTTTATATAGATCAATGGCCCTAGCAGCAGAACGAGCATCATCATCATTTTCATAGAGAGCATCCTGTACCCACTTAGGCTGTTCTTCAGCCCAGTTGTGAAACTCATCAGTCTCTCTTATATCATTAAAATCTGGATGCAATTTTAAAAGTTCGGCCTCAGCTTTTTCTTTTGTTACGTTTAATTGCATAGTATTTAATTCTTTTACACGCTTATCTAGTACGTCAGTCTGCTCTTTAGCCTTTTTAATAGCTATCGTTTCAACTATTGCAGCTACGTCAGGATACTCTTTTGCCCACAATTCTATGTCTTCATCGGACTTAGGTAAACTTATTTCCTTGCGTGTTGACTCATCAAGTTGCCTTTTAAGTGCATCTATTTGTGTTTGTAAGTCATTTTCTTTTTGTTGAGAATGTCTACGTAAGTCACCGTAACGCTTCTTAAAAGTTTTTTCTTCAGGAGCTTTAGGTTCAACCTCTTCAGGCTCTACCTCTTTAGTTTCTTCCTTGTAATCTTGAATAAGCTCTTTTAACTCTTCTTCGTCTTTTTTAATCCTATCGTCATTAGCGGTAGGTCTGTCAACAAATGCAACTTTCTTAGGTGTTGCCTCCTCAGTCATAACAGCAGCTTCAGCCATTGTCGTTCTCCTTTTCTAGGGCAATCGTAGCCAATATGGGGGATTGGTAGCCAGATTATATGTGGTCTATTTCTTTTTAGAGGCTAGTCCACCTTTAGCTCTACCTCCTCTGTAACCCTTAGTTATTCTTGGGTCAGCAGATAAATCAGCACCTCCTACAAAACCAGTGCTATCTTTTTCTTTTTTCTTTTCTTCCTTAAACGTATCTATATAAAGAGGTGCGTCATACGTTTTATCTCCATATTTTAATTTTTTAGTTTTAGAGTCTTTATCAGCCTTTTTAAACTTAGGTGTTGTAGGAATAGGCTGTCCTTGCGCTTTCATAGCCTGCACTTCTTCTTGTTTTTTCATGGCCTTTTTAGTGGCTATACTTGCTTCATCCTCTGTCAGTGTTCCTGCTTTTACTTTAGTGTCACCGTAACTAACACTTCTTTTAGTTTCTCCAAGTATTCCCTTACCTTCAATAGTTTCTCTTAACATATTAGGATCTATATTTAATAAATCATTTGCAGTTAAATTACTTTTACCTAATGCCTTTTTTAATTCTCCTACTCTGTAAAATTTTCTACCTACACCATTTATATCAAAGTGTATAAGATCCATATCTGGAGAACCAGTACCAGTAGGTCTATACATTATATTTCCGTACTTAGTTAAAGCCTGCCCTGTATTACTAAAGCCACTAACTGCTACACTGTGGTCTTGATCTTCTCTTGATTGGGATGGCCCTATTTCCTTAGATTGAGTGTACGTATCTAAGTAATTTTTAAGTAATTCATCGTATGTACCCTCAACTTTTTTACCACTTTTGTCTGTATAACTAATAATTTGACCAGAATCATCAGCAGGCTTATCTTCTTCACCTATTCCTTTTATTTTATTAATTACATTAGTTATAAAGTTTTCAGGTCGTTCTA